TACGATGTAAGGTATTTTAATTCCTGAGGGCTCACCAGTCTCTGGATCTGCATCTTCAAAACCTTCTAGATCTAAATCCACATGACATTCTAATAATGTATATACATCTTCATCTTTAGTTTTAGATGTACCTTCTAACTCTCGTTCTTTTTTCTCAATATCAGATTCTTTGCTATCTGGTTTAGATAAATCTATGTCTCTATAAAAACCTGCTACTTGTTGTTTTCTTAAATCGTTTTCTGAAACTTTTATTCGATGAATAATTGCTTCCGCATCATCTAATGAGGTAGCTGTGTACGGAACAATTAAATCATCTGCTGGAACAAACTTTGATACTGCTCTTTGTTCCATTTCATCATAGTAAACTTTTTTAAAAGCAGAACCGGCTAATGGCAAATTAAATAACATTTGATCAAACTCAGGTTCATACTCTTTCATCTTTTCCATGATTTCATAATTCATAAAATCTTTAACACGTGCTGCTTGATCCGTTTTCTCTGCCGTTGGCATTCCTAAAACTTGTGTTCTAACTGGACCATCTGCTGGTAATAATTCTTTGTAAGCTAATGCTTGAAATTGTGTAACTGCTTCTGCAAGAACGGGGTGCGTTGCACCTGAAGCTCCTTGAAATGGTTCTGTTCTATTATTGTATTTGAAACCTAAAAGGTCTAGACCTTGAATGTAAGTTTTCTCCCATTCTTTTCTTGATGAAGTATAGTCCATATACTTACCATTTAAATCTGAACCTAATCTACCTAACACGTCATCAGGTAAAAAGTCTGCAAGGTTTGCATAATGTTCATCGCCACCTTCTGGAGTTGCAGCTTGTGGATCTAAATTTATATCAACGGAACCATCTTCATTTTCTTGAATATCAACTGGACCAAGAGATTCCTCTTGTGCTTCTGCTTCTTCAATTACTTGTTCTTGTATTTCCTGTTCACCAGGAACTTCAAATTCTTTTCTGACTTCGTTTGGAAGTGCTTTGTCTATATCCGCCATTTATTTTTTCTCCAGATTGTTTGACTGTTTTAACAGTATTATAGTTAATATTCAAGCCCTGAGGCGTGGGTCCGGCTTCAGGGGGCAATAAGTGTTTCTTTGGGTACTTATTCGTCATAAGTATATTTTCTCATGTTTTCTAAATCATCGTCTTCAATGTATTCTTCAACATCTTTAAGCTTGCCTTCTCCATCAGGTCTAGCGCTTGCTTCTCTGTAAGTCACGCCCCCGGTCTCAGGGTCTACATCTATCTCTATTTGATTTTCTTTGTAAAGCATATCTCCATCTTGATCTACTTCTCTGATGATTGTTTTATTACCTTGTTCTGTAACAACATAATTATCTGCTTGATAAACATCTGCAAATTCATCAGAACTTTTACCTGTAAAATATTTCATTCCTGTTGCTTCAGCTTTTAATTTAACTTTAGCAATAAGATCACTTATAAAGGCAGGAATACCTTCAGCACTTCTTCTAACTGTTTCAGCGACAACGGGAGCAACTTTTACAGCGGGTTTTAAAAATTTACCTAAAATAGGAATAGATGCAATACCTCCAGCAATCTTCATAAACTTTCTTTTTGAAGGATCATCAGGCCCGTCTGCAAAACCTACACGGCCACCTACTGAATATAATCCTAATAACCTCAATATTTCTGCAAGGCCTTCATATCCGATTTCTGTTCCCATTAATTTTGGATTATCTAAAACAGCTTCCAAAGTTGAGCCTTTATATTTTTTACCTAAACTTCTAATACCTCCTGCTAAATAACCTTTTCCTAAATTTTGTCTAGTTACTGCTCCACCATCTTCAAAACCTTTTAACAATTTAAATGGTCCGGGTAATTTACTTCCTAATTCAAGTAAATCAGATGTAGGTATTTTTATTTTTAAATTTTTTATTTGGTCCATAAGACTTTTTTGTGTAAAGGTTTCTAATTTTTGAGGAGTTCCTCTCTTACCAGCTAAAGATTTTGAGTCATCAACACCAACTCTTGTAACATTCATTCTTAAAGGTGTTCCATATTCATCCGTAATAGGATCTAATCTGTTAAATCCAATATAATTTTGATATTTTTTAGGAAGTCTTACTTTTACATTTTCAATTATTTGTTCAGCATTTTTATTTAGTTCATCTACCCTATCCAGGTATCCGGGTTCTTGACTATTTAATTGATTACTAATTGCATCTGCAATGTCATTTAATTTTGTATTGTATGGAGCTAGTTTAGAATTCATCTGCTTATTGATAAATGCTACATCTTTTGTAGTTAAATCCACTTCTCCACCAATAGGCATAATGTGATGAAAAGGAATTTGATCTGTCCCTTTAAAAGTTTTACCACCTTGAGTAATAGATAATCTTCTTTTTCTTTTTTCTTTTACTTCACTTACAGGTGCTTTTTTAAATTTTAAACCTAAGTCTTTTATTAAAAAGTTATTCATTCTTTCTATTTGACCCACATTAGCTTTATTATTTTCACCAAAATATTTTTCAGCAAGTTGAAAATTTGTTAAACCTTTTCTTCCTTTTATATCAGAATATCTTGCTTTAATATCTTCTATATAATTTTTTTCCATTTGTTCGTTTGGAAATCTAATTCCAATCATATCTCTACCTTTAGTTCTAGCCTCTTTACCTGCACCTCTAATCTTAGATTCTATTATTGGTACATCTGATTTTTTTTGTTTATATATTTCTTTTCTTGTTTCAGTTGCTTTAGCTGCACTTTCTTCTTTGGTCTGCAATTTTAAATCTGGAAAATTTCTTTGTACTTGTCCTCTAACCGTTGCAGGAGCTGTATTAAATTTTTTACCTATCTCATAAGTATTAACAGTTGTTCCCGGTTTTAAGGTTTCTAAATATGCTTTAGCTTCGGGAGATGCAAAACCTTCTCGCGTTCCTAAGTCTTTACCTTCTATGGCTCCACCACCTATGGCAAAGTCTTCTCTAGGTTCTATTGGTGTGGTTGGTTCAGGTCGTGTAAGATACGACATCATCTGTTCGTATTCGCCGATTTTCATTACATCCCCATCAAATAGTTTAGGCCGCCTTGATTATTATTTTTTCTCCTAGTAACTTTATCAAACTCTGCTTGAAATTCTAAAGTGTCACCATATTGTTTTAATAATCTATCATAAGCTTCTGGATCAAGTCTTCTGTTTTCTAACATTTTAATAATTCGACCTTGCATGTCTTTATCCATATCCATCATTTGATCTGCAAAAGATTCTTCTATTTCTGGAAACTTAGCCATTAATTTTTCTTTACTTAAACTAAAACCTTTTGGAACTTCAGGTACATCTAAAATTTCTCTAGATTCCATAGTAATAGCATCTGGTTTATTTCTTGATTCAAATTCAGAAATTAATTGTTGTGTAGTTTTTTCTGGTTGATCCATTTCATCAGCAGTCTTCATTGTACCTTTGCCAAACTTTTTATTAATACCTTTTACTAAAGCTTGAATACCTTTTGGTAAACTACCTATAGCATAATTAATTCTATTCATACCACCCATTGCATTTGGTTCTCTATCTGTTGGATCAAAATCTTTTAACATTTTTTCTCGGTCAACTTCTTTTTTAATCTGTCTAAGTTCGTCTTGACTCATTCCTTGAGGTGCATCTTTATTAATTTTTAAATTTAATAAACCTTCTTGTTCTAAAACTTCATCTATACTCTTAGTGACTTTACCCATCTGCTCAAGTTCAAGCATTTCTTCAGCAACGTTTTTAACATCCATTAATGCATCTGCTCCAAAGTTTGTAGCAAAGACTTCTATTGGATCTGCTTTATCTGGTACTTGAATACCATTCTTTTCTAAAATTCTTCTAACAGAAGTTCTAGTTAATCCTGTAGCTAAATCCATTCCAGGTCTTTTCATTTTTTTTAATATTTCAACACCTTCATCTAATCTTTTCATTAAAGGACTAGCTTCTTCAGCAGACATAATCCCTGAGGCCTGATCCTTTTTGAAAGGAACTACTTCACCTGTTTTCTTTTCAGGGTTCTTGATACTTGGTGCATCTTTGTTTTTATATAATCTTCTAATTTGAATTTTTAATAAATCACTTACTTCACCAAACTCTTGTTTAGCTGCTTTTAAAATATCAGTTTCTTTAACACCTTTTTTTGCTAGGCTTATTGCTGCTTGTAAAAATTTTGCGATTGCGGGTCCCATCAATAATATGTCCTTTGTTGCTGAGGAAGTTCTTCGTCCTCATAGTCTTCAGGGTGATTAATTAAACCACCTTGTCTAAATCTCATAACAGCTTGAGTCATGGAATCCACCAAGTCATCGTGGTCTCCAAATGGAAAGGCTGCACATTCTTCAATTACTTCCTGTGCAAAGTCCATATCTTTAGGAGCATATATTCTCCCAGACTCAAACAGTGGTGAAACACTGTTAACCCTCGTATGTTTATCATTACCTTTAGAGGGAGTGAAGTTTATAACAGGTATGCCCATCTTCCGCAACTCATAAGTTAGAGGTAGTCAACGATTACGGTCTCAGGCTTCCAGTATCCATATTGATCCATAGCGACCCTACGTAATTCTGGAAACTCATATCTATCTTTAATGGCATCTAATAATATCAAACATTGTCCACTATCTTCAGTTGGAGTAAATACACCCCAAGTGGTAATAGCAGAATAATCGGCTGTTTGCTTTTTCATAAAAGCTGTATCATAAGATTGAATGACATGTTGTAGTGGAGGTAAATCACTTTCCCAGTCTTGCCACCATTCACGTTTTATCAATGCACCTTCTTCACCAGTTGGGTTCTGCATGTATTGTGCATTCCATTTAGAAAGGGGAATAGATGCTTTGACCGCTTCTAAGTCCTTCAAGTTCCAGTATTCAGGCCACAGGGGTTTTTTGTTTGGAAGGATTGCAGGGAACTCAATTACTTCCCATTGATCAGCTTTAGGTTCTTTTTGTGCTTTAATCAAACGACCTGCTAAATCTTTT